ATATAGTATATCTATATGTGATGATGAGAGGGTAAAAAATGTCGAACTTCTTGAAGAATGTAATTAAGGAAACAGGAAATGAATTTGGTACGATTGTTAGTGATGGTCTTGCTACTGCTGATGTCAGCGGCTATGTGGATACTGGGAGTTACATTTTTAACGCTCTTGTTAGTGGTAGCCTGCATGGCGGCATTCCTCAGAATAAGATTACGGCCATTGCCGGAGAATCAGCGACAGGAAAAACATTTTTCGTCTTGGGAATCTGCAAAGCATTCTTGGAGTCAAACCCAAAAGCGCAAGTAGTATTTTTTGAAAGTGAATCGGCAATTACTAAAGACATAATTGAAGAACGTGGTATAGATTCTACAAGAATGGTGATACTACCTGTCACAACGGTACAGGAATTTCGTTATCAGGCATTAGCTGTGCTTGATGCATATGCTAATTATGATGAACAGCCACCGATATTAATATGTCTTGATAGTTTAGGAATGTTAAGTACAACAAAAGAAATAGAAGATACGGAATCAGGTAAAGAAACTAGAGATATGACGAGAGCCCAGATTGTTAAGGCAACTTTCCGTGTACTGACATTGAAACTTGGTAAGCTTGGTATACCATTGATATTGACGAACCATACTTATGATGTTATAGGATCTATGTTCCCGCAGAAAGAAATGGGAGGTGGATCAGGACTCAAGTATGCTGCATCACAAATCATTTATCTTTCAAAGAAAAAGGAAAAGGTTGGAACAGAAATTGTGGGCAATATTATACATTGCAAAACATATAAATCACGATTAACAAAAGAGAACCAGATGGTTGATGTTCGGTTATCTTACACTAAAGGTCTAGATAGATATTATGGATTGCTTGACTTAGCTGAAAAATATGATATAATAAAGAAAGTATCTACCAGGTATGAATTGCCTGATGGATCAAAACAATTTGGCAAAACTATTAATGAAGAACCTGAAAAATATTTTACTGAGGATCTTATGTTAAAATTAGAAGAGGCTGCATTTAAGGAGTTTAAGTATGGCACTTAAATTTAATTATATAGAAAATAGAGAGACTGGAGAAACAGCCTATATTATAAAGGAAGGAAAATATGATGGTGTAATTTATACATATACTGATATTAAACTTCCAGAAATTGATGGTAACTCTGCGAAAGAAATTCCAGTTAAATTTAATTATCAGGTTTTAAAAAATTCAACTGATGAGGTGTTGACAGATAACGTGGAGTTTGGGAATATTATCGGAGAGATAATGTTAGAAATTTTAGATGATGCTTTAGCAAATGATACGGTAAATTATGAGAATAGAAACAACGATACTGAGCAACTTAATTCATAACGAGGAATATACTCGCAAAGTAATTCCTTTTCTTAACCCAGCATATTTTTCAGACTTTATAGAAAAAAGTATATTTATATCTATAGAAAATTATGTGCAAAAATATAATAATTCTCCAGAGGTAGAAGCTTTAGATATTGATCTTCAAAAAGTAAATTTAAATGAGGATCAGTATAAATCAGTTCAACAGCACTTAGCAACTCTACAACCATCGAAAGTTGATTTTCAATGGTTGTTGGATGAAACAGAAAATTGGTGTAAAGAACGAGCCATTTATAATGCCATATTTAAAGGCATTCAGATTATAGATGGTAAAGATAAAGAACAAACTCCAGAAGCACTTCCAGATATTTTAGCCGATGCCCTTGGGGTATCGTTTGATACTAATGTCGGTCATGATTATCTGGAACAATCTAGCGAACGGTTTGATTTCTATCATACAGTAGAAGAAAAGGTTCCGTTTGATCTAGAATTTTTCAATCGAATTACTAAAGGCGGCATGCCGAACAAGACTTTGAATATTGTTCTGGCAGGCACTGGTGTGGGTAAATCATTATTCATGTGTCATGTTGCCGCGGCATCATTAATGCAGGGTAAGAACGTATTGTATATCACATTGGAGATGGCTGAGAAAAAGATTGCAGAACGTATAGATGCAAACTTAATGAACATATCATTGGATGATTTACATGATCTACCTAAGAAAATGTTTATAGATAGGATTGGAAAGATTAAGAAAAAAACACAAGGACAATTAGTAGTTAAAGAATATCCAACTGCATCTGCTCATTGTGGACATTTTCGTGCATTGTTTAATGAACTTGCATTGAAGAAGGTGTTTAGACCAGATATAGTTTTTGTTGATTATTTAAATATTTGTTCATCTAGTAGATTTAAGATGGGAGCTAGTATTAATTCGTATTCATATATTAAATCAATTGCAGAGGAGATGAGAGGTCTTGCTGTAGAGTTTAATATTCCAATCATGTCTGCAACACAAACAACGAGAAGTGGGTTTGTGTCAACAGATGTAGGTTTAGAAGATACTTCCGAATCTTTTGGACTACCTGCAACAGCTGATTTAATGTTTGCTATCATATCAACGGAAGAATTAGAAAAATTAAATCAAATACTTGTAAAACAGTTAAAGAATCGTTATAATGATCCAACAACAAATAAACGATTTATTATAGGGATTGATAGAGCTAAAATGAAATTATATGACGTTTCACAGAATGCTCAAGACGATTTAGTTGATACGGGTCAAGAAACATCTACAGTTTTCGAGAAATTTAAAGATTTCAAGATGTAATTATATATAAATATTACAAAATAATGCGGAGTCCTACATGAAATCATATCAACAATATCTTTTAACTGAAGGCAAAATAGATGCTACAAAATTTGAAGGTGATCTATTAGCTGCTATGGGAGCATCTAGTCCCGGTAGTACAAACGCAAAGTGGCCTGCTCATAAAAATTCTAAAGTTCCAGCAGTTGTATTAGCCCGAGGTATAGTAGAAAGGATGCGGGCTGATGGAGTTTCTTTAGGAAAACCAGGTAGAACTTCTGGTGGTTCTTCAAAGTCTGATTTAACAGATTTATATATTAATATGGGCGCTAAGTCAGGTGAGCCAAAAACAGATGTACAATTTGGTGGAATGAATTTATCTGTTAAACAGGCCGGCGGAGCTCAAATTATGGCAGCTCAAGGTCCGGAAGCTGCCGCTATAATACAAGCTTCAGTAAAACATATTCCAGGAGTAACTCGGGAAGCTGCAAAATTAGCATCGGCCGCAGGCGAAATGGTGAAACACGTTTTAGCCTCACCCGGGTTTTATGATTTTAGAGGTGGAGCTGTACGACCATTAGAATTGAAGGCCAGGAAAAAATATGGAGTGGATAAGGTTTCTGAATTGCCAGATGAAGAAAGGAAAAAAATACAGGCGATGTCAAAGAAAGTTGGTGCTGCAGATCAATCTTTAAGTAGAATGTTAGGAATTGGAAGTGAACCAGCATCTAAAAAGGATGTAAAACAATTTGCAGGATTCGCTGTGAAACTTGGTATAGCCAAAAAAGTAGCTGAAGGAATTCCTGCTTTTTTAGCAGCAGAATCTACTAAACGGGGAATATTCACGGAAGCAGCAACAGGCAAATATAAATTTAAACCTAAAGCGTCTATTGCAGATCATATGTTTGCATGGGGAACAGATTTAGAAAATCCAGCATATAATTTAGAAACAGCTGATCAGTTTATAAATCAAGTTATTTCTGGTGGAATAAAATACCAATATAATGTCAGGGATCGTGGAGGAGTTGGTTCAGAGAAAGGATTTAAAATGATAGATGCAGGTGCAACAGATGATATGATTAATGCTGCTGGCCGCGGCGGATCTATTAGATTTTCTATAGGCAAAATTGCACTGTCCGGCAATCATATGAATGAGAGTTGTATGGTAGATTTGGATGATGGAGAGAGAAAATTTATAACAGAAATGGTAGAAGAATTAGGTGAGGTTCATAGAACTTATTTGACAGAAAATATGGAAGCAGTTGAAATGTTTTTGATTCAAGAAGGCTTTTTTGATAAGTTAGTGGATTTGAAAAATGCAGCAAAAACGAAAATATCAGATTATGCTAATAAGGTTAGAGATGCTGTTACTTTCGTAATAGATAAATTGAAAGAGTGGATTCAATTTATTGGAGAATGGATTATGAAATTAGCTAAAAATCCTGGTGTATTTATGACAGTGTTTAATATGGATCCTGAAATTAAATTCGGATATAAATGGATAGCAGCATGAAAACATTTAATAGAACAATTAGAGAAGTGATGGGTATTATAGAAGCCAAGAGCTATGGGGCTGGCGAGATTTATTGGGATGATCCAAAATTCGATCCCAACGATCCTACTGTGGCAATTAGAGGCTATGGTACAATGAAAATAAGCACTATAGAATCGGCCATTGCTAGAGAGTTAGAAGATTTAGCCAAACGAGTTAAATCTGGTGGCTTAGATGTGGTTGCAAATCATTTTCTGTTAGATGATAAGAGTGCATTTAATTATAAAATTAAAGCGTATATGGATGCGACTGCGGAGATGTCGAGTTCAAAAGTTAAACGTAAATTAACTTTGATGAAGAAAAAAATGCGATGAAGTCATTTACAGAATTTTTAACTGAAGATAAGAATACTCATTTAGAACATCTAGAGGATGATCTAATTAATAATGGTGTTGCTGGAGGTAAAAATGCTCTAAACTTTTTAGAATCGTTAAGAGATATGTTGGCTGGAAATTCTAGTAAAAAAATGAGTTTAACAGTTAAGTGGGATGGTGCACCTGCAATTTTTGCTGGTACGAATCCAGAGAATGGAAAATTCTTTGTTGGGGGTAAACATATTTTCAATAAGACCCCAAAGATCAATTATACAAATGCAGATATAGATGCTAATCATAGTGGTGGTCTTGCAGATAAATTAAAAATTGCATTGAAAGAATTTCCTAAACTAAAGATTGATGGTATCTGGCAAGGGGATTTACTTTACTCATCTGGAGATTTAAAGTCTGAAACTATTGATGGTGAGAATGTAATTACCTTTCAACCAAATACAATTACTTATGCAGTTCCAATTGGTAGTAAACTTGAAAAATCTATATCTCGAGCAAAGATAGGTGTAGTTTGGCATACAACATATTCTGGTAAGACTATGGAATCATTGTCTGCTAATTTTGGTGCAGATGTAAATAAGTTAAGGACAACTTCTACAGTATGGTCAATAGATGCAGGATTTTCAGACGAGTCTGGTACAGTTACCATGACTTCTGGAGAAACTGATAAATTTAATAATATATTGAATATGGCTTCTGGGTCTTTAAAGAAAGCTGTTCCGTATTTGAAAATTATGGAAAAGAGTCGAGATGAATATGCTTTAAGTACAAATTTAAAAATATTCTTTAATTCACAAATTAGAACAGGTGCCGGTATAAAAGATACCAAGAGATTAGTTGCAGAGTTTGAAAAATATTATTCTAAAAAAATGTTGAAGAAGATTAGTGATGCGAAATCAGATGCTGGTAAGAAAAAATATACAGAGCTAATGAAAGAAGGTATGAAAGAGTATGCAAAATATAAGACGGCTTTGTATTTTGTAGTTGCCTCGTATATAACACTGAAGGTTGCAAAAGATATAATCGTACATAAATTAAATGAAATTAGAAGTTCAGTATCCTCATTTTTAAAAACATCAGATGGATATAAAGTAACTGCACCCGAAGGGTTTGTTGCAATTGATCATATTGGTAAAGCATTAAAATTAGTAGACAGAATGGAGTTTTCCCGGGCCAATTTTACAGTCGCTAAAAACTGGGGCTGATATGAAAACTTTTATAGAGTTTTTAACAGAACGAAAGCCGTTAGGTATCTCGGCTAGAAAAAAGATGGCTAGACGTATGGCGAAAATGATGAAGTCGCCAACAATGCAGAAGAAAATAGCTAAGGCTAAATTAAAAAGAGCTGGGCCAGATAAAT